ATCATCGAAGATATTATGCCCGTCTTTATGTCAGGGATTGATTATCAGCAGATCCTGTTATACAACCAGGAAGATGGGATTATCGTAAATGCGATCCCAATGGATGTACAGGAAATCTGTACATACGAACAGCAAATGGCGGCGATTGCCGTACAGATTGAGGAGTCATAATGACATGTAATATTCATAATGGTGATGTAGGAACCATGCTGATCGTCCAGATCGTTGACTGCTTTGGAACAATCGTAAATATAGCGGCAGCGACACTGATGGAATTGACATTCCAAAGACCGGACGGGACGAAGTTTGTCAGAATTCCTGTTTTTACAACAGATGGGACTGACGGGAAAATGCAGTATCAATTGATTGCTGGTGATATCAACCAGGCTGGATCGTGGAAGCGTCAATGGCACGTGGAAACACCTGCTGGAGAATGGTACACAGACATTCTATCTTTCCTGGTTGACGTTAATTTATAGGAGGAAAAATGCCATATTCGAAATGGGACGAAATCAACCCCTCGCTGAAGGGGATCAAACCAAAAATATCTCTCGAACAGGCCAATGCAATTGCCAGACAAGCCGAGGCTATTGGTTCTGACGAAGAAAAGAACGGCTGGGCAATTGCCATATCTAATTTCAAGAAAAGTCATACAGTTCGCGCCGGTAAATGGATAAAACGCGAAGAGAAAGGAACACAAAAAGAGATGAGTGAAATTGACGAGAAAGATGGAAAAGAAGTTAATGAATCCGATAATGCGGCGAAAATTAGTGAATATGATGGTATGAATTATATTCCTACTTACAACTGCACTTCCTTCACCCAATTATCTTCCGCGCAGGCTATGGATGATATGCAGAAATCATTGAAAGAAACTGTATCTCAATTCAATGATATGGTTTCGAATATTATGTGGAATTCTTCTATACCAGATAAGATGGGCGCACTTCAAACGCTATGGAGTGAGTTTACCGATATCGTATCTGGATTGATTGATACCATGCCCACGCAACCAGAAGAGAACGCGGAAGAAATTACATCCAATATCGCAGAGTCAATGAACGGGGTAATGGATGTGGATTTCCAGGAAACCGAAGGACAATCCAGTATTGCAAGGATGAATGTTCAGATCATCCATCCAGGATGGGGTAATATCCAGGACAATAACTATTATCCCGCGGAGATGTTGAAAGCCTGCTCCAGTAAGTTTGTGGGTGCGAAGATGTTCGAAACCGACCACAAACAGGAAGAAAAGTCTACAAGAACATGGGTAAGCACCATCGAAAGTATTACCGGATTTTCAGATACGGGTGCTCCGATTGCGCGCGTGGCTGTTCATGATCCTGGGTTTGCTGAGAGGATAAGAAATCTCAACGAACTCGGACAACTCAGTCAGATGGAATGCTCCATCATGGCAAGTGGAAAGGCGCGCGGTGGCTTCGAGATGGGCGGAAGAAAAGGAAAGATCGTGGAATCAATTGATGCCGTTTCTTCCGTTGATTGGGTCACGCGTGCGGGTGCAGGTGGAAAAGCACTAGGACTTGTAGAAAGTCAAAACGGTGCTACAATAAACGAAGGAGATAATGAACACATGTCTATAAATGAACATGATGTACATGAACAAGTAAATCAGGAAACACAACCCAATGAACCGACTCCTAAAATGGAAGCGGGGGAGGTTGAGAAAGTTTTACAGGCATCACGATTACCGGAACCGTCAAGGGTGCGCCTGGCAGAATCAGAGTATGCCGACGCCAATGAATTGAACGGAGCAATCGCCAAAGAAAGTGAGTATATCAAAGAACTCACTGGGAGCGGTTTGCCTTTCGGGATGACAGATGCAAAGAAACCACTTCCGGCTACAACCGATCTTGCTGAAGTAGAGAAGAAAAAGAACGAAGTAGCGCGGAAATGGCTAACCCCATAAACAAGGAGTTTTACAAATGACCGTAAATCAAAATTACGAAGTCAGTTCCGAGGGAGCGGTACGGCATTGGGAAATTCCGTATGCTTCCCTTGAAAATGCAACCCCAATCGCTACCGAGGCGTGCGAGGTTGTAGGAACCGATGGTTTGCAGGTGTGCGGTACGGTGCTTGTAGCAGATGCAACGGATTCTGTTGCTATTGTGGATTTCACCGCGGGCATGATCTACCGGCACAATATTCGCACCGTAACAACCTACAACATGGGTGCGGAATCGGCATGGGCGACTATTGATATCGGAGATGTTGTGTATTATGACAATTCCGGTACAATGCCTGCCAATTGTTTTCTGAGTCTTGCCGCGACCAATGCTGCAGCTCAGGCAAACTCGATATTCGGATATGTGGTTCCTGCGGATGAAACCGATACCTTCCCAAAGGCGGCTGGCGCTGCCGGTAACACCTGGGAACAGGCGGTTATGCAACGCGGTGCCGGGGCATAAGGAGTAAAGACGATGCGTAGAATTAAACAAATGATCGAAGAATTGATCCTGGCCGAAAAGGATAAGATCGGAACCGAAGAAGCCGATAAGCGGATTACGGCTTTACGAGAACTGGATGCCTATAAACAAAGTGGCGACCAATTCTCTGAAACCATGACTATTGCTCATTTCAGTTCATATTTCCAGGATGCTTTGTCCAGGATGTTCTATGAACAGTATCAGTTGAAGCAGGGTGCATGGAAATCTTACACCACTTCCGATACCACGCCAGATTTCCGCGATGTAAAACGCTTCCGCATGACTCTTCCCGGTACGCTTCTGCGCCGCCGAGAGAAAGCCGAGGCGAAGGCCACCGATATCTATGCCGGATATATTCAATACGGCGTTGAGGAATTTGCACGCCAGTTCGATGTGTCATGGCAAACCATTATCAATGACGACCTGGGAGAGATCCAAAAAACACCGCAGCGCATGTTGCAGGTAGCGACGATGTTCGAGGATCAATTTGTATCGGCGTTGTATGATAATGCTACGACTCAGGCCACATTAGCCGGTTTGGGCGCGCCTTATGCCGGAACCGGACGCCTGACCGCGGCTAATCTTGCTATCGGTGTCAACGGTATGCGCGTGCGCCCTGATCCTTCCGGTAACTATGTCATGAATATCAGGACTATCAACCTGATCATTCCTCCTGTCCTGGAACCGCAAGCACGTATGATCATGGCTTCCTCTCAACTTCCGGCAACGGCATTGAATGATGCCAATGTGATCCGTGATTACATCGCCAATATCTACGTGGATCCTTACATCGCCACGGCTGGCGCAGATATCCCCTGGTATCTGTTTGCAGGACCTTCCGAGATCCCGACCGTGACCGTAGCCCGTCTCGATGGTGCTCCCGGTCCTTTTGTGATGCGGAAACGCAGCAACATTGAAATGTTGACCGGTTCTGCACCTGCGGCATTCATGCTCGGAAACATCGAAACCGGAGATATCGAGTATGCTGTAGAAGATATCATTGGCGGTTGGGATGATGCCAGTATGGTAGGCGTAACAGACTTCCGAGGGATTTATTATTCGTCAGGAACTACACCCTAAAAGGAGAGGTGTGAAATGCCTAAAGGAGCAAAACCAAAGGTTTTAAATATGTTGGAAATGGCAAGGAAATCTATCATCAAGCCTGGAACTCCAGAAATGGAGCGTTTTCTCCAGGCTGGTTATGGAGATCTGACGGTAGAGGAAGCGCGCAGAATTATCAAGGCGCGGCAGGATAATCCGATGATGTATCCTTATTCTGAGGAACAACGTTGCCGCGCCTTTCTCGCTGCATACGATTCCGTACCTACCGTCATTGATACCGAACCGGGATGGAAACGATATCCTGAATTGCAGGAGGAATAATAATGGTTGGGAAAAAAGAACCATTGAAGTCAAAAGAAATCAATGTCGCGGGATACGATGATATGACCATTGAAAAGGCCGTGTATATCACAGAATCCTGGGAGAAAGACAACACTTTGTTTTCTTTTGAAAAATATCAAAAGGCAATGGCATTTATTGAAAAATATAATGCCTTGTATGGAGGTAAGTAAAATGCCGGATTTGTTACAACCTATTATCAAGCATACTCCATTTTACGCCGGGCAACTCGGAATCTCAGGAACGGATAGCCCTTTAGGTATTCGTACCGTAACCGATGGGCGCGTGTTCTACGTGGACAGCGAGGCCATTACCAGAAACGATAACAACGATGGCACGGATCCAATGTATCCACTGGCAACACTCCTGGCTGCGTACAACAAGACTGTTTCTGGAAGAAACGATGTTGTGGTGTTGATTGGACGATCAACGGCTTATGCCCTGGCCGCACCGCTTGTGTGGCGCAATACCTA